AGAAATATGATGTAACACCCAAGAGGTCCTTACAAGCCCTCTTGCCGACTCATGCTCTACCACTGCTATTTAAAGCTGCGGGAGCGGCAGACTTTTACTGCATTATCACTGCCAAGGCAGTGAAGTCCACTGTGAGCTCAGTGTGTAGGCCATTCATAGCCCCCTACACGGGGCACCTGGAGGAACCAGAGAACGGGGGACATCCAAACGTCATCAAGTTTGGTCATCTGAAACCCCAGCAAGAGCGAAACGGCAGCTTGACTACAGCCCATAGTCCACGGCCATGACCTTGGTGACGGAAGGGTGGTACACAGTAGCACCCACGTTCAAGGTAGCGGCCGCAGAGACTAGATGCTCCCATTCCCAGATCTCAAGTCCATATCGCTTGCAAATACTGTAGGGGTCTAGCTCCCGTGGGTCGTTCTTGGTTTTGTGGCGGAAAGTTTGAGGGAGTTTGACCTCCCTCTCATGAGGAAAGTTGGCCCGAATTGCGCTTGTAAGCGCATCTGTCGCCTCATTCTTCCAGCTCTCGCAAACGGCTCCTAAGAACCATTTGGCTCGGTCCTCCAAGGGGTCGTCTCTTGTGCTTCCTGGCACAGTATTCGGCCCAAGTTGAGAATCTATCTTCCCAAAACTGCGAATACGCGCACCAATGCACAACGGCGCGGCCCATCCACCGCAGGTTGTTCTGCAAAAGAATCGCTTCAAAATGGTGCGCTCTTCCATGCATGCGAATCTCTCGACGGTAACCTGAATACCGAAAGCGGCAAAGTCTTCTGCAAGATCTAGGTGTATCCTGCCATCCACTATTGCGCTTGCCAGGACAGTTAGAGCGCTGAGCGAGCCCCAATTGTCCGCAATAGTGGTAAGTGTGGTTCCCGACACCAAATAGGTGCTGTGGAACTCCCCAGTGAACCATTCGTTCTTATTAGCCGGGTTTCGCATGCGGAATGGTGCCGTTAACTGTTGCACAAGTCCACACACAATGTCAGGTGGCAATCCTAAGGACAGCATCATCCTATACACAACGTGGATTGGCCCGGGTCCCATGGATTGGTCACACATCGACAAATCTGCACCCAGCAGGTGCCCAGGTGCCACCAAAAAGCTGTCATCGCTGAAAAAGTAGCACCTGATAATTCGTTCCTGCCCGGTGTAGATCGAGTGCACATGCTCAGCCAACTGGCCCATGTCTAATGGGCGGTTGTCGTCCAGGAACTCGAAAGAAACCTCCCAGTCCCCGAGCTCCACAACACGGCGGGCGACCATGTGCTTCT